TCACCACAGTTGCCTGCTGGTTCAAGATACTCAACCCTGTTGCGGAGTCTGGGCCTACCTGCGGGGAGCCTATCCCTGCGGAGAGAAGGTTGATGCCTGTCTCTTGCTGTGCCCATGCCTCTGCTCGTTCCATGATCGGGAACAATGCACCCGACACGTTATCAACCGTGAAGGTCTGGAACGCTTGACCTACGTTCTGTAGGAGGGAGTCGGTAGTGAAGAACAGCTTGTGGGGTTTGAACTCCCACTTCCCGTCTGCTGGCTCAATGTACTCTTTGTTGACAACAACCATCGGCCCACTGGAGATGGAAGCATTATCCAAAGCCATGTGAAGGGAGGCTGTGTGGATACGCTGGCTGTCCTCTGCGTCCATAGGGAGAGAGAAGCCAAAGACCGAGTTCGGGTCTGGAGACCACGGGGAAACGGCGTACGGAAGCTCGTAGGAGCCTTCCACGGACTCTAGGGCTGCACGGATTACCTTCCCGTTACAAATCCAGATTTCCCCGAAGTACGTGTTCCCGATAGCATCAAAGGTCGGGGATAGTCCGAGTGGTTCCATCTCGTCAATAGAGATAGGGCCGTGACGCTCCATCACCACGTACTTGTTTCGGAGGTAGTTCTCTCCGCTATCTGTCAACGCATTAGCGTCTTGGAACGCAAGGGAGTTGTACTCAGCCGGTGGTACTTTACAGATTTCAGCGATTGCCTCTGCGTTGAACCCCGGATTACGGGCGAGCTTGGCAAGCTGTGTCTTAGACATCGGGTGGACTTCGATTGCATCTTCGCAATCTTCGGGGTCTGCCACGGTATCATCTGGATAAAAGAACCACGGATCAACCCGTTTCACAACGGGCTTAGGAACAAAGTCGAAAGTGGGAATAGTCACCATCTTTCCGTCTGGCCCTTGGGTTGCTTCGTATCGAACCTTGTCTGCAAGGGTGGGGACTGGCCCCTTCAAGATACCCGTTCCAAGGATTACCCGGTCTTCCATCGCCTTTCGAGCTTCAATGCTGTACTTGGTGTCGTTGAGGTAGTCCTCGATCTTACGGCTCATGTTACGCGCTGCTTGCGCTGCTTGGGCTGGGTCTACGCTAGGAATAGGGGAGGGCTTGATGTCCCAATTCTTGTCCCCACCTCCGAACTGTCCGCTCCAACTCTGGGCAATGGCTAGTTTACACTTCTCGGCTACGAGATTGTGGTCAGGTCGATTGGCCCCTGATCCGCCCTCGGTAGTGAGGGAGCTTCCTCGCTGTGCGGACTTGGAGCCAAGGTAGAGGCGGGAGGATCGTAACCATTGATCTTCCTTAACACGTCTACGGCTAGAGCGATAAACGAAGTCTCCCTCGATCTTGCGAGCAAGTGTATCGAGAGCGTCTTGTTTCTCTTTCTCTAGGCGTTCCGCCTCGGCTACGAGAGCCTGTTGTTCTTCCTCAGTCAACGGGACATCGGAGATAATCAGGACATCCTCAGATGTCGTATTGTTTTCCACTCTGTATCCCTCCACTGTTGGATAGTTTGGGTTGTGGCTTTGCTCTTGCGAGTTTATCTGCTAATTTTGAGTAGCGTCCCGCGTCGAGACAATGGTCGTTCTCTTTGATTATCTTACCATTTTCCCCGCGACGGTAGGTAACGTATTCCTTTTGGAACTCGATACACGACTTGAATACCTTTAGCTGTCCAGAGGCAAAATCCTCTTGGAGAGAATAGATACCCGATTCAACCGCATTGTCTGCTGGGTGGACTCGTAGGCCAAGGCCCCGGTATAAGACAAAGAGTTGTTCTCCGTCTTTCTGTGATCGCCCTCGGGAAGCTGGGTCAATAGCAATGTTGATCCACTCTCCCCGCTGTTTGATCGCTTGGGCGTGGACTGCGGGTTCTACCCCTCCGCGTTTGTACTCGGAGTAAAAGAACTTCTCGTTGGTGTCTGGGTTAATCGCCATCCACATAGCCGCTGTGTTGTTCCAACCCACGTCCATCCCACACACCTTCTTCCAGTGGTCAGGGATTGGGAAATCGGGAACGATGATATCTTCAACCGGGATGGTGAACACCGATCCAGAACCCATTGAGGGTAGACCCGTTGAACGAGCCGTTCGTAGGTGGGACGGGGTAGCCGCCAACATGCGATCTTGGGTGTCCTTGGATAGCCAAGGGGCGTCTTTCCAACCCGCAACGACAACTGCCTTCGGGTTGTACTTGGCCTCTTTCTCTTTCTTCCACTGCTCGTACTCTAGGATGTCTACATCCCCTGACTTGACCTTGGCTAAGAGTTCGTTCTCTTGCTGGTCTTTGGAGATAGCGACAATACCCGGAACTTCGGAGCCTTCGGGGAGGAAGGCAGCGGATGTATAGAATGAAAGAACAAACGGTGTCAAACCCGCTAGAGGTGTAGCGGTAACGTAGACAATACCATCTGTTGTCATGGTACGGGTGTAGGCTTCTGAGTAGATAGAAGCGGGAGGAAGCTCGTCCATCCACACTACATCGAGTGCTGTACCATAGAAAGATTCAATGCCCTGTTCGTAGGACTTGAATCCGATATAGGAGGTTCCGCCGAAGGCACTCTTGACCAGAAGGTAGTCGATAGCTCCACCACTGTTTGGGCGGTACACTGTCTTAACAATCAAATCGGGAGGGATCATCCCAGAACCGGGGTCATCGACCGATCCGACAAGTTCCTTTTGGAGGATGTCTCGGGTTGTTTCCTTGGACGTGCCGACAGCCCAAGCTCGGATAGACTTATCGAACCGTTTACCTTCCCAATCGTCGGGGTACAACCCCGTAGCGTGGAGGGCTGTCTCATAAGCACCCGAGATGGTTTTACCTGTACGGTTAGAGGCAGAGAAGTACCGTTCTTTGTAGGTAGTTCCTGCCTTGAAAAATGCGTGGTGTTTGGGGAGGTCTAGAAAGCCTGTCCCCGAACCCTTACGGAACCACTTGTGAAGATTGGAGACCTTATCCTTTTCCTCTAAGAGGGCGAGCAATCTACCCACTTCGTCAAAGTCGATCTCTCTATCTTCATCCTCTACGGGTGTTCCGAAAGAAAAAGAGGGGAGGGAAAACCCCTCCCCGAAGTCAATCGTCGGTTTGTTCTTGGTCACTTATAGTTTCCTCTTGGGTGACTTGGCCTGCGATGAGGCGGACTTGTTCCTCGGTAAGGGCAAGCTGCTGCGAAAGGCGCTCAACGATCTGTTCGCGGGTAAGCTCCGCGTTGATGTTGGCGTTCTTACTCTCGGTCTTGTCTGCCCAACCGTACCTCTGTTGCATTACCGGCTTGAGAATGTTTGGATTAACGTCCTTGTTACGGACGCCAGTTCGCCACTGCTCGTCCCACCAAGCCTCGGCAAAGTCGCGGCCCATATCGATGAGGGCACGCCACGCGGAGTTACGGTCATATTCCTTCTGGAACTGTCGCTTAGTAATCCCAATAGCCCGACAGATTTCGGTGTCTGACCGCCCCTCCTTGTAAAGTTCTATGATTACTTCGGGGGATATAGACACAAGGCACTCCTAGTGCGTGTTAATGGTTAGCCCAATCGCTCAACAGTGGTGTCAAAGGTCAGAGTAGCCGGGGGCTCTGGGGAAACACCGTCCGCAATGATCTTTGAATCAATCGCCACATTCAACGTCGCATGGCCGATCATTGCCAACGGGATAAGCTCTGCTTCGGCAATAACCTCTCCGTTGTCGAACCGAGCGATAGAGGACATAAAGCCTACACCAAGCGGCCTATAGCCGTTGAACTTGCCGTCCTCTCGCTGGATAAAGTTGATCCAGCACTGCTGACCGTTGGTTGTAAAGGTAAACATTGAGAAGGTGACGACTTCTCCGAAGGTGTTGATAAACAAACCCCAGCCCGGTTTATTCGGGACGTAATACGCACCATCGGGAAGGGTATTAGTCTTTGCTTTCTTAGCCATCGTTACTCTCCTTTCTTGAGTTTGTAGAATGTGAAGAAGATTGCCGCTAGTGACAAGGCTACAAACGAGTAGCCGATATACTCCGAATACGGAGTCAAAGGTTCAATCTGCTTCGCAGTCTCCGCTACGATAGCTGCTGTGGTTACTGCCGCCCCACCCCTGCCTACTTCTTTGGAGGGACTGGGTGGGGCAGAGGGTTCCAAGTTGGACTCGGTGGATCGGGGATCGTCTGCTGGGAGTTCTTCAACTTCTTTTGTAACTTTTGTTCCCGATAAGAACAGCGCCGCTTCATCCTGTCTACGGCTAACCAATCCTGCCACGACTTTGCCACCGGCTTTCCTCCATTTTGGGAACTCAGCCCACGCACCAAGGTAATCCTTTGTGTTGAGCTTCTTCAAAAGAGTGGAACGAGAGAATTGGCTCTCCCCGATATTGTAGATCAAGCACCCCAAAGCGTCAGCTTGTGGCTGGGACAGCGGGGCTTTGACAAGTTTGTTGATCGTGTCGAAGGCATCGAGGACATCTCGGATGATGTATTCCTCGGCTATCTTCTTGGTGATGGTGTTACCTTCAAACGCTACCGTCGTGTCGGTGGTTCCGTACCCAATCGTCCAGACGCCCTTGGAGTCTTTGTACGCTTTGAGTCGTAGTCCCTCCCACTTCTTGACGATAGTGTAACAGGCGTTGGATGGTTGGTAGATCAAGAGTGGTCTCCTGTTTTTGACTTATTTTATGCAGGCTAGGGCGCGTTCGGAGAGCGGGGTCATGCCCATCCTCCCGCCGCGAATCCAGAGGGTGGCGTGCCGGTGATGTCGGCCACGCGGTGTATCTCTACGTACCGAGAGCTTGATGC